TGTTAGTATCCACTTATCATATCCAAAGGTTGATATTCATCAGAATCATCTTCATCAAAATATGTAGTTAAAGCCAGTTGGTCAACATAAGCTAGGGCATCAACCAAGTCATCATGAACGTTTGCTGTTGGGAACTGCATCAGTTGATCCTTGAACTCAGTAAAGTCTTCGTCTTCATTCAACGTAATCTTTCCGTGTTCAAAGCGTCCCTGCAGCGCCCAAGCAATACGATCAGTCTTTTTCTTATTTCCGTGGGTTAAGTCTTGTACATGGAAGTAAGTATTGTATTTACGCATTAAATCATTAAGGTAAGGATGCACAGCGTTTTTAAGTGCTCCTCTTTCGATGCCAACTGAAACTGGTTTATACTCAGCCACAGTCCTAAGAATCTTTGCTGCAGTTTCTTTGATGTCCCATCGTCCGTGTTCAATCTTCTCAACAAACCATTCTCCTTGATCTGTAATCTTGACGATAGCGATGGCTGTTTCATCTAAGCGTTTCTTTGAAGCACCTGCATTCTTTGCGACATCCTCAAAACCAGCCAGATCGATTGCAACGATATAGTCGCCTTGAGTTGGTTTAGAACCTTCTTTGACCCATTCTTGTTTAAAGATCTCTTGACCCGCATTATCAAACGAAGCCTCGTACTCCTGTTTGAAAGCAAAAGTAGACAAAGTTTTCTTTGCCTTATCCACCTCAGTCGGGTCGATTGTTTCGTTATCCTTGGTGGTGAAGTGCCACGATTTCCACTCTTCATCAGTTTCTTCAAACCCTAGCTTGTACATCTCATAAAACCAGTTACGTCCTGACGGGGTAGAGATGAACATAGCGTCACCCTTACAATCAGACAAAGAAGCTCGGATAATCTTTTCCCAAGTATCTTCTTTCATAAACGCACACTCGTCGAGCACTGCATAATACAAACTCAAACCACGAAGCGTATCTGGATTATCAGCGCCCCTAATATGTATCTTACGTCCGTTAATCAGAGTGATGTCCATATTGTTAATATGAGCAGCTTTGATAACAGGTCTACCAAGCTCTAAGAGGCTGTCCCAGATGATCTGACGAGACTGCCCGAGGGTAGGGGACACATACAACACTGCAGAGCCTTCAGGAGCCTCTAGAGCCTTTATAATGAGCATCATAGTAGCCAGCCGAGATTTACCACAACGACGACCTGCAGCTATTACTTTAAAGCGGGTAACATCCGTGAATACTGCTTGCTGCCAATTCAGTAACTTAAACTCAAGATTCATGTCGATTTTCTTCTAATTCATCGACATATTCTGTTTTCATGTCTATGACATCAGCATTTACTATTGGTGTTGTTAACCCCGTGATATTAATACTAATCTGTGGGGTTGTGCCGTTACCAGCTTTAGCATCAAATGCTGACATAGGTAAAACCCTATCGACACACATCTTAAGAGCTGCTATCTGATCCTTATCATTAGGATCTAAAGCTTTCTCTATTAATGTCCTGATTATCTTATCACCAGCAGTGCCTAGCAATCTAGCTTTGAATTCAGCAATCCTTGCAGCATCTCCTGCAGGTCTACCGACAGCTCCACGACTACCTTTTTTCTTTGCGGTGATTTGAGACTTCTTAGGTCTGCCCCTTTGTCCTTTAACTGGCTGGGCTGGATCTAAGACAGGAACAGCAATAGACAATTCTTTTAATTCTTTTTTATTTTCCAACCGTCTTTATCCTTTTATTAGGGAGACATCCTACTATATAGGAGGGTTTTGATATAGAGTATTTCTATATGGTAAAGAACTACAACTCTAAAGAGGTAATCTATGTATTAAATAACTAAAGTAATTAACAACTTAGCCGATAACACCTACTGAGTTACATCCCTAACGTAACGTCACAGTTCTATATAGGAACTATATCATACTTTTGTTTAAAAGTCAAGTACTTTGTTACGAATTGTACTACATAGACCACCTGCGGTGTGCGGGGTTGCATAGTCTTAATTAGGTCTCCGCAGTCCCTCCTTCAGAGGTGAACAGATTAGCCTTTATTGATAATGATTCTCATTACCTTTACAGTCTTATTTCTTCTTTGTAATCAATAACATACGTTAGAGGTCTAAGGGTTCTATTTTCTTTATTTTATATACGTTAGAGGCTCCATTAACGTTCACGATCTCACAGACCCCGCCCCCCGTTGTTTTTATACAACACTATTGCACTGCAACAACAAGGAAACTATAGTGGAACATGACAATCTAGGCTGCTTTCTGTGTTGGTTTGTGTGTGTGGTGATGCTGTACCCTATTGAGGGGATTTATCTAGGGGATATTGCCATCGCATCAATAAATTATTACAGGGGATCTCTACCGATCCGACAATGATACGAAGTTGATCCTTATATCTAATCTGATATATAAACCCGTTGTTTAATTACAATACTATCTAGATATATTTGCATAAAACCTATTGACATCGTTTACAGGCATAGATTTAAGAGGGTAAAATAAGACATCTCAACAGCAAAATAAAGGGTAATAAGATGACTAAATTTCAACGCAAGCAGATCGACATGATAGAGATCTATATCGCTAACAATATGATGGATACAGCATCAAGATCCATCTCTGCATTGATTAGATCGGCATCGAATTGCAGTCAATCTGATGAATTAAGATCATACGCAATCAGAAAGCAATTAGATAAAATGCCCGAATTCATAGCATAGATAAACTGATGAGGGTTTAATACCCGAAACTTAGCAGGGCATCGCTAAGTATTTATCAACGCAGTATCCTAAATAAGGACAATCAAAATGCTTAAATTCATATCATCAATCATTGGGGTAGATGTCACATGGCTAGAGATCGTGCTAGGAATAGCACTATCTTGCTTGTTTTATGTTGGTTTAGTTTTAATTCTATCAATCTAATCAAGGGGTTAAATCATGCTCGGAATAAATCTAATTGAGTATAAAAAATTAGTGCAATCAAATTATGGCATTGTTGATTCTGCTAGAAATAATTTCAGAATCAGAGATGCAATAAAGCGCAATATCAATTTAACTAATCTATCAGATCATCAACGGGATAACGGGATCGCATCACTTGAATCATTGAAAGACAGAAAGATTAAGCGCAAGATCATCGGAATACGCTTTCAAAGGGCATTGAGGGAAGATGATCCCGCCTTTTTGATGGAATCATTGAATGAATCAAACTATCGTTTTATCAGATCTAATAATGATTGGGTTGATATAATCAATGATAAATTCAGTTGCGAGATCTCTGCTTGCGAGGATTGTAATGCCCTTGAATTTACTGATGATGGTACATGGGCATACGATGGGGATCGTTTTATATGTTCTCATTGTTGCGATCATTACTATCATTATTCAGATAGGCGTGAAACTTATGTACATGATGATGATGAAAATGATGATGATGAAAATGATTCGATCATAGGTGAATATCATTCTAGCTCTGATAAATTGGGGTTGATTCCATCGGATCACGATCAAACTAAAAACCCGATCTATCTAGGCGTTGAGTTAGAGATGGAATCGAATGGATCTCGGGATCGTTATGAGAGGGCAGAAACCCTCTTAAATGCCATCGGTACGCATAAAGGGCATCAATATTGCTTGCTTGAAAATGATGGATCATTGAATGATGGTTTTGAGATGGTATCGGGTCATACATCATTGGCAGTACATCGGGATCAACTCTCATTCTTTAAGAATCAATTTGCAGGAATGAAATCTCACGATACACGCACTTGCGGATTACATATACATATCTGTAAAACGGGTATGAATATGAGTCACGCATCTAAGTTGATCTTATTTATCAATGATTCAAGCAATCAGAGATTAGTTAAGGCAATCGCAAGGCGTGATGGATCATCATTCGCACAAGTTAAGAATAAAAAAGCATCTTATACATGGTTGAAAAATGCTAAGAAAAATTCAGGCATACGCAATCAGTTGATGTATCTCAATGATGATCGTTATGAAGCGTTGAATTTTAAAAACCCGAATACAGTTGAATTCAGATTGTTTAAGGGTACGCTAAGATACGAAACAATCATAGCTTGTTTAGAGTTTACATACGCAAGCTGGTATTTTGCTAAGGATTCAGGGATCAATGATCTTACTACTGATAACTTTCTAAAATATATCTGTAAACCCGAAAATAGGGCAGATACTAAGTTTTTGAGAGAGTATTTAAAGCAAAAGAATTTTGATCTACCATCATTGGGTATCGTTAAGAAAAACCCTCGTAATGAATCAACTGCCCTTGAATTAGCAGAAATTTAAACAATCAACAATAGGAAAATAAAACCATGTGTTTACTAATAACTCAAACCCAAGCAAGCCCGATTCTTTCTGATGAATGGTTGAAAGATTTTTATTCTTATAACTCTGATGGCGTTGGAGTTATGCGATCCGAAAACAATGAATTGATTGTTGAAAAGATCCTGCCAAAAACGGCCTTGGAATTCATAGATTTTTATCACGATCATATTGCAGGGCATGATTGCGCTTTTCATCTAAGAATGAAAACTCATGGGCATATCGATTTATCTAATTGTCATCCTTACATGGTATTGAATCAATCAGATCATGGCAGGGATTTATGGTTGATGCACAATGGGATCTTACATACAGGGAATGATGCAGATCTTTCCATGTCGGATACTTATCATTACATCAATGATTATTTATTGCCGATCTTAGCTAAAAACCCTCAATTTGCTTTTACTACTCAATTTGCCGAATTGAT